ATGCGGACCACTCAACTCTCCCTATTCAAAGACGACAAGGCGGCGGCCAGCTTGGCCAGCGCCATGCAGTTGGTGCGGGCGGCAATGAACCGCGTCGCCAACCAGGGAGGCGCATCCAGGGACCATATCGCGGATGAAATGAGCGAATTGGCCATGACTGCGGGTGTATCCCTGGTCAAGGGGCGAGCCAAGCGAATATCCAAAGACACTCTGGACAAGTGGCTTACCCCTTCCGACAGAGAGCACATTCCTTCCCTGCTGGCCGTCTTGGCGTTTTGCCAAGTCACCGACGACATCTCCCCTTTGAAGCCTATCCTTGAAGCGGTGGGATGCGAGGTGATGACGCCCGAGGACCGGCAGCTCAGGAATTACGCCCAGGCCATTTTGGAAGAGAAAGAAGCCAGAAAACGCAAACGACAACTGGAGGCTGGATTGTGAAGAGCATGAACGTCCATGCGGGCAGAGGCGCGGGCATGTACCGCGATCCTTGGGAGATACGCAAATTTCTGAGCCTGCGGAACACCAACATGCGAAAGCTCGCCCAAGAGTTGGGCGTGAAATATCCTCAGGTGCAAGAAACCGTGCGGGGCATCCGCAACGACAGAACCGTATTGGCGCATCTGAGAGACATGGGATGCCCTTTGGCAGCTTTGAGTTTGCCTGATGACTTGAAGCGAGCGGTCTAAGATTAAGACAAAGGCGCGGGAAATGAAGGCTTTCAAAGACGCATACACAACAAAAGATTTGAAGCTTCTGTTAGGGGTTTCAAAACCCACAATTCTTGCGCGTGCCAAACGCGAAGGCTGGCAATCACGCCCTCGCACAGGCCGTGGCGGCGGCAACGAATGGCTCGTGGAGTCGATGCCGGAATCGCTTCGGGTCGCCATTGCAAGGCACGAAGCCGAGGAAGCCGCCTGCAAGCTGCAAACAAGCGGGATCGTGAGCCGCCTGGACCTGCCAAAAACAAGCGGTCCGCGCTCGATGCCCGCCCCGGCGAACATGAGCGACAAGGCACGGCTGCGCATCGAATCGCGGGCCATGCTGTTGCATCTGTTCAGCATGTGGCGAACCATTTCCGGGTTGCCCAAAAGCCGCGCCCGCGCCTTGTTCTGCGAACTCTACAACGAACAGTCAGACGCCCTGGACGTGCCCGAGTGGATACGCGCGGGCGTGCCGCACGTCTCCCCGAACAGCCTCCACAACTGGGACCAGGCCATGAAGAAAGGCGGGGTTTCCCGCCTGGGCGGCAAGTACGGGCGGCACCGCCAGGGCACGGGCATCATCGACAGCAACGAGGCCATGCGCGAGCTGATCATCGGCCTGTTGTACAAGCACCCCGAGATCAGCGCCCAAAGCGTTTTGGAGGCGTTGCAAGCCAGATTTCAGGCATCCGACTTGCCCGCAAAACGCTCCATCAACAGATGGATGCGTCAGTACCGCGAGAAGAACGGCAGCGCCCTTATGCGCGCCACCAACCCCGATGGCTGGCGCAGTAAGCATTTGACGGCTGTGGGCGACGCCTCGGAGGACATCGTGCGCCTAAACCAGCTTTGGGAGTACGACTCCACGGTCGCCGATGTGATCCTGGCCGACGGCAAGCGCCACGCCATCATCGCGATCATCGACGTCTGGTCGCGGCGGGTGAGGTTTTTGGTGTCGCGAACCTCAAAGACGGCGGCGATCAAGGCGTTGACACGCCGGTGCATCCTGGACTGGGGCGTGCCCGAGGTGGCCAAGACCGACAACGGCGCTGATTACGTGTCGCGTGAAATGCAGCGGTCATTTTTGTGGTTGGGTATCGAGCAGCATCTTTGCACGCCGTTCAATCCGCAGGAAAAGCCCCATGTGGAAAGGGTTTTCAAAACGTTTTTACATGGCGTTTTCGAGCTGCTTGAAGGGTACGTTGGCCATAACGTCATAGACCGCAAGGCCATTGAAAGCCGCAAGTCCTTCGCCGCCCGGCTGCGCAAAAAGGAATTCGCCGACATCCCTGTGGAAATGCGGATGACGCAAGAAGAATTACAGACCTTTTGCGATCATTGGGCGGCGAACATCTATGAACGCAGGGAGCACGAAAGCCTGGGCATGACCCCGTTCCAAAAGGCCGCGTCCTGGACCGAACCGGTGCCCCGCCTGGAGGCGAACGCGGAACGCAAACTGGATATTCTGCTCAGTCCCGCAGCGGGCAACGACGGCTGGCGCACGGTGGGCAAGAAGGGCCTCAAGGTCGACGGGTACCATTACGCCCACCCGATTTTGTGGGTGGAAGAGGTGGTGCCTGGTGGCCGGGTGCGCGTCCTGCTGGATGAGGCCGACGCCGGTTACGTTTACTGCTTCGACGAGGACGGTGAATTTGCTTGCCGGGCCATGTGCCCTGAACTCACCGGCGTCTCCAGGCGGCAATTGGCCGTGGCCTGCAAGCGCGCTCAAAGCCAATACATGAATTCCGCCACCAAGGGCTTGAACCATGCGGCCAAACGGGCGCGCGTCGACTCGATCCTCGGTGAAATCATGGCCCATGCGGAGCACGAGGCGGGCAAGGTCCGGGCCCTGCCGCACAAGTCCGAAGTGTACGACACCCCGGCCTTGCGGGAATCTGAGAAGGCTTTCGCCTCCACCCAGTCCCCGAAGCCCGAGGAGCCTACCCCGTCGCAACGAAAACGCCAGGAAGAAATCAAGAATCGCCTTGGCGGCGTTTCCCATCTGCCGGTTGAAACACCCGAAAAGCGGGAAGAACGCCAGAAGAGAGAGCGTTTCGCCAGGGCCTGTGAGCTTGAAGCGCGTCAGGAGGCCGGGGAACCTCTGTCTGATGAGGAAGTGCGTTTTTTGACCGGCTACCGGACATTGCCGGAATACCGGACGCAAAAGGCGCATCAGGAACACCTGCGCAAGTTCATGCAAGAAACACAAGAAGTCCCCGCAGCCCGGATGGGATAGATGGCGGGGATCAGAAAAGGAGAGCGGTATATGCAAAACGGCATCGGCGCTGTCAACACCATCGCTCCGCTGAACAACGTGGCCTTGTTCACGGAACTGATGGACCGGGTTGTGAACCGGCCCCGGCACTTGCCGGGCCTGGGAACGTTCCACGGGTTTTCAGGCTACGGCAAGACGTTTAGCGCCACGTATGCGGCAAACACCTACCGGGCGCTGCACGTGGAGGCCGGGGCCTCCTGGACCTTGAAAAAGTTCTGCCAATCCGTGCTGCGGGAACTCGGCTTCGTCGAGGGGCGGCGGCGTCGGGATCAGCATTCGGTCCAGGCCGTGGACGTCATGCCCAAGACGATCCCCGACATGGTGGAGCAGATCATCGAGGCGCTGGCCATCGAGGAGCGTCCCCTGATCATCGACGAATTCGACCACGTGACCAACTGGGGCGAAAAGTCCGTCAACGTCATCCGGGAAATCCTCGACAAGAGCCAAGCGGCCATCATCCTGATCGGTGAAGAGGGGCTGCCGAACAAGCTGCAAACCTGGGAGCGGGTGCATAACCGGGTGCTCGACTGGGTGCCCGCGCAACCGGCCAGCCAGGACGATACGCACATTCTGGCGCAGCTTTATTGCCCCGGCCTTCACGTGGCGAGCGACCTTGCCGGGCATATTACCGCCCTGGCCGAAGGGCGCGTGAGAAGGATCTGCGTGAACCTTGAGCGGGTGCGCGAGTTCGCCGCAAGTTCGGGCATTGACCGCGTTGATCTGGCGGCCTGGGGCGACAGGCCGTTTTGGACCGGGCGTCCTCCTGCGAGGAGGGGCTGATGTCCCGCCTTCCAGTTGATCAAATGACGAAAGCGCCCAGGGGCCAGGAGCACATCTGGCGGGTCATCATGGAACTTAACCAGCGGGGAGCGTTTTCGCTGGCGGATATCGTTCATCAAACCAACGCTTCCAAGGATTCAGTGGCGGAATATGTGGGCCGCCTGCGCAAGGCCGGATTCTTGGCCATTGCGGACGAGACGCCCGTCAACGGCCTTAAACGTCTTTGGTACCGTGTTGTAAAGCCTCGCCGGCATGCGCCCAGGCTTCGCCGCGACGGAACGGAAATGCCGCCCACCAAACGCGAGAACATGTGGCGGACCATGCGCATGCAACGCAAGTTCAGCGTCCGCGACATCGTCGTGTGCGCGGCTACTTCCGATGTGCCCATACGGCTGGCGGACGCCAAGGACTACGTCAAAAACCTCCATAAGGCCGGATACCTCAACGTTGTATCAAAAAACGGCAACGCTCATGTGTACATGCTGGTCAAAAACACCGGCCCAAAGCCTCCGCAGGTGCAGCGGGTCAGAAGAATTTTTGATCCAAATCTCAACGCCGTTGTCTGGCCGGAGGGTGAGCACAATGATTAAGCGAGCGTTAGCCGTGCAAACCGCTGCTGATAGTTGGGAAGGCCGCGCCCCGGAGTGGGTGCGGGTCCTGGCGCGGCGCTGTGACGAGCTTGAGAGCCAGACCTTGGCCGCAGAGGAAATCGGTTACAGCGCCCCCGCCGTGAACCAGGTCTTGCGGAACAGATACCGGGGCAACCTGGGCAAGGTTGAATCCGCAGTCCGGGAGGTGCTCATGGGCGATACGGTGATGTGTCCGGTCCTTGGGGAAATATTGGTGTCCGAATGCAAAGCGAACCAGAAGCGGCCGTTCAACGCTGCCAATGCATTGCGTGTGCAATTATTCAGGGCTTGCAGCGAATGCAAAAGGAGGAATCATGAGCGACAGGCGTAAAACCGGCAATGCGGCGTTTTCCGCCAATGACGGGCCAATAACGAGCGATCTGCGCATGTCCATCATCAATGCGAAAATCGCGTTGCAGACCGGAGATGTGGAGTCAGGGACGATGCACCTCAACAACGCCTTGAAGCTGACGGAGGTGGTCAACGGCCTGGAAACGAACCTGCCCATCTTTCACATCCCAACAACCCGCAAGGCGCGAAGAATGAAGGCAAGGAGGTAATATGAACGCACCAGAAGGATACATGGCCGATGCCCAAGGGCGGTTGGTTCCCATGGAACAGATCAAACCAGTGGACATGCTGCGCCATGAACTCGTGATGGAGAAGGTCCAAAAGGTCAAGGCCCTGCAAAACCAAATGCGATCACTCAAGGCGGAGATCATGTCTGACGTGGAAGCGCTCATATCCACGTCCGCAGAGCAATACGGCGTTACAATCGGCGGCCAGAAAGGGAACGTTACCTTGCACAGCTTTGACGGCAAGTTTTCGATCAAGCGCCAGATCAGCGAGCATTTGACCTTCGACGAACAGTTGCAGGCCGCGAAGGCCTTGATCGACGAATGTTTGAAGGAATGGACTCAAGGCAGCCCAGGCGAATTGCGGGCGATAGTGAACGACGCGTTTCAAGTGGACAAGGAGGGGCGAATCAACGTCGGGCGCATCCTGGGGCTGCGCCGTCTCAACATCACTGACGAGCGCTGGCAACAGGCTATGGAAGCCATTTCCAACAGCCTGACCATAACCGGCGCGAAAGCGTATTTCCGAGCCTATGAACGCGACCATCACGGGCGCATGATCGCCATCCCTCTGGATATGGCGGCACTTTAACCAACAGGAGCAAGGACCCCATGAACAAGAGCGACCTCATTGATGCGATCCTAAGTGACGCGGACAAGCCTTACCGTGTGCGAACGGGCGAAGTCGAAAAGATCGTGAACCTTACCCTGGAACACGTGTCCCAAGCCCTGATCAGAGGCGAGGACGTGACGATCCGGAACTTCGGCAAGCTGCACGTCAAGCCGCGCCAAGGGCGCACGGGGCGTAACCCGCAAAACGGGGAACCCATCATTATCCCGGCCTGCAAGGTGGTGAAGTTCAGCGCCGCCAAGGAACTGCAAGACAAGGTCAACGCATAAGGCCGGAGCCTTCGCCAGGGGCCGGGATAAAACTTCCCGGCCTCAACGAAGCCCCCGACCGGAGATGAAGATGGCGGAAAAACGTATTTTTTCAAGCTCAATTTGCGTCAAAACCAGCGCAACAACATTGAGCAAATTGGAACTTTTCCCTGCGGAACAATGGGATGACGGCCCGGCAGGGTGCTACCGCGTCCGCGAGAATAGGCGCTGGATCGATTTGCCCGAAGGCGGACGCTGCTTTCTGACGCCAAAACAATTGAGCGAGTTGGTTGTGGAGCGTTTGACAGGGGCGCGCCCAGCCTTTGTATCGGAAAAGCCCGACCTGCCAAAAGGAACTCCGGTGAGAGTCCCCAATAAAAAGGTCATCGATGGGCGGCCCCTGTACGACATCACGAAAACCGTTTCCGACCCGATCCGCCTGTTCGATGGCCGGTGGCACGTGGCCGTGCTGCTGTATGGCAAAGGGATCGTGTTTGTTCCCGCTGATGGCCTTGAATGCAAGTAGGAGTGCATCATGAGCAACGGAAATTACCGGAACGCGCTTATACGCAAGATACATGTGGCTCGCCGCGATCTGGGACTGGATGACGACAGCCCGACCTACCGGGCCTTTTTGGAACGAACCACGGGAAAAGACAGCCTCCGGGCCATGAGCGTTTCCGAGTTGGCCAAGGTGGTCGAGGCCTTTTGCGCCAAGGGATGGAACGCCACCCCACGCCGCTCCAAAGATACGCATGGCCTGCCCAAGAACTTCGCTCCCAACCCCAACAGGAAGGGAACCGCCAAGCTCATGACCAAGATCGAGGCGCTGCTCGCGGAGATGGGCACGGGGCAAAACGGTTTTATTCCGTGGTCCTATGCCGCTTCGATTCTCAAGCGAATGTATAAGGTGGAACGCCTGGAGTGGGCGACACAAAGGCAGCTCAGGGGCGTGATCGCGGCCCTGGCCAGCGGCGGCGGCAAGCGCAAAGGCGGCCAGATCGCGCTGGACTCCAAAGGCCGTGCGTACAAACGGACTTGGAAAGGTCCCCGGAAAGGTTGGGTGTGGGTGCCCATGGAGGGCAAGACGGCATGATGTATCCCGGAATTTTACAGCAGATCGCCGACGCCACCTCCCCGGAGGTGGCCGAAAACCTGGCCATGGCGGTTGGAGGGACGGAAATATTCGTGCCCAGGCATCCGAAGCAAGGCGGTGGAACACTGGTCCGCCTGGTCGGCCTGGAAAACGCCCGGGCCATATCCCGCAAGATCGGATGGGGAAAAATGCTTATCCCGGCTGGCTATTTCAGGGGCCAGGGCTCGCGCCGCAAAATGGTCGAACGGTTGAGCGCCGAGGGGTATTCCACCCAGGAAATCGCCCGCATGGTGGACTGCCACGAACGCACGGTCAGGCGAACGCGGGAGCGCTTACGCAATAATTCCATGCAGATAAGGTTGCCGGGCGTGTAATCTTGGTGATAGGGACGATAAAAAAATATGGAGGTTTCGATGCAGGCTATCGGTTTGTTGCTTCTTCTCGTCGTTGTCGCATCCTTGTTCGCCGGTGGACTTGGCCTGATCAAGCCCGGCCTTGTCAAGTGCGCAACCCGCCAGCAAGTACTTTTCCGATATTTGGGGGTTGCTTTTGTCTCATTGGCCTTGGTCCTCATCGTGGCTTCTCAGGATTCCAATCCTCAATCGCAAGCCGAAGCGACTTCACCCGCGCCGGACGTCCACGCGGAACAACAGGATGTGCAGCCACAAAAAGCCGGCAACACCGCGGAGGCGGAGCCAGTAGCGGTTACCGCGCACATGAACGCCAACCCACAAGACAATTCGATTAAGCAACATGAATTCAATGGTATTATCAAAACATTCAGCCAGCTTTACACGCAGGAAGAGAACAAGAGCAAATACCTTGACCAAGAGAACAACCTGAAAAAAATCGTTGCCGAACGAAACAGGTCACTCAAGCAGCTTTTGCCCGACGGCATGGTGCATGAGTGGCGAGGCGCCATTGCCGATCTCGGCACCGCGGAAGGGATGTGGGGAGCCGTTGCCGGTGAAGGCGCCCACCTTACGGTTGCATTGCCGCATGGCGTGGAATTGACCACCTTCGAGGAAACCGCGATTCCTCTTGATTCTGCGTTGTTTCAGAAATTACGGGAATACAGCGTAGGCGATCCAATCATATTTTCCGGAAAATTTGCGCGGGATGACGTCGGTTCGTTCAACGAGATGAGCCTTACACAAGGGGGCGGGATGCATTCACCGTATTTTCAATTCCTATTCACTGATTTTCACGGCAAGTCATAA